TCTCCCTGATGAATCTGTCCTACTAAAGTATGAGCAAGCGATTTCTTTTCTGCTGTTTCTCTATACTCGTCTAGGTAAGTATTCAAATCATTAATTAATTTGTCAGAAAGGGTAGCTTCTAACATCACAACGGCAGGTAACGAATGAATTTGTAAATTTATATCTGTCTCCATACTATTATCCCTCACAAGCTATACAATCTACCTCGTCTAATTTAATACGAGGTATTTTAATATTAACATTCTCTACGTCTCTAGCAGACTCAGACCTAAAGTAATATAAAGACTTCAACTTATGCATACCATACCAATGAACATCATTTAAATACTGTAAGTAATCATCATGTATCTCTTGTGGTTCAGTTGCTTTCGGGGGTACGAAGAATAGATTCACGCTTTGACTTTGACAAATATATTGTTGTCTCATGTGGGCATGTTCAATAATCCATATTTGATTTATTTCATCTGCTGTTTTGAAAACTTCTTTTTCTTTATCGGTGAATATATCCATTGACTGAATAGAACCTTTATTAGCAGTTATCTCTTTCCAAATTTTTGTTTTGTTTCCTTTCTTCTTAGAAATAATTTTATCTAAGTATTTATTTTTAACTTGGTACGAACCTGATAAAGTTTTGTGCGTAAAAATGTTCGCACGATTTGGTTCAATAGAAGGAGAAGTGCCCCCGCAAATAATAGAACTACTGGCGTTAGGAGCAACAGCCAAAAGGTGAGCGTTACGCATACCTGAACCACTAATATCAGGAGCTTCACCACGTAAGTCTGCAAGAAACTTACTGGCAGCAAGCGACTGCGTTTTGATATGGTTAAAAGCTTTGTTGTTAAATCCTGTGGCAAATATTCCTTCGAAAGGGAGATTGTTTTTTTGTAGATATGCATGGAATCCCATTGCTCCCAAGCCGAGCGACCTTTCTCTATAAGCAGAGAAGCTAGACTTCGTAAATCCTTCTTTACCTTCTCTAATATGATTTGAAAATCTTTTAAAGTTTGCATTGTAATCTCCTAATTCTGTTGTATCAATTGCATTGTCTATGAAATGTTGAATAACATTATCCAACATAGTAATTAAATCTGATATAAAATATGGGTCTTCTGACCATTCATCATAGTGTTCTAAGTTTACACTTGACAAACAGCAAACAGCAGTTCTCTCTTCATTTGTTGGTAGAGTTATTTCAGAACATAGGTTGCTTTGTTTAACGTCCAAACCTAATGCTTTTTGTTCTTTAGGTAACGCTTCATTACAAGTATCTATATTAACCATGTATGGTTCACCTGTTTCTGCTCTAGCATTAATAATCTGCCACCATAAATCTCTAGCATTAACAGTCTTAACTGCTTCACCTGTCTTAGGGTCTATCAATCTCCAATCATTATCTTCTTGAACTGCTTTTAAAAATTCATTAGTTATATTAATTCCATTGTGAATGTTCAAACATTTTCTATTTATATCTCCACCTGATTCTTTTCTTATGTTTATGAACTCTTCTATTTCAGGATGAGAAATATTCATATACGCTGCGTATGAACCCCTACGTGTTATGCCCTGATTAAAGGCTAACATTTCAGAGTCCACTACTTTCATGAATGGAATTGAACCAGTAGAACGACTATTGTTAGCAGTAGGGATGCCATTACTTCTAATATCTCCCCAATATCCACCAATACCTCCACCTGAACTAGCGAGCCATATGTTTTCATCATAATGAGAAGATAACCCGTCACGGCTATCAGGTACGTAATTGAGAAAGCAGCTAATAGGTAGACCCCGATTAGTTCCCCCATTGCTAAGAATAGGAGTGCTAAACATGAACCATAGAGAGGAACTGTACGTATAAAGTCTTTGAGCCAACTCAAAATCCGTAACTCCTTTAAAGGTTGCTTCGAATATTGATGCTCTTGCGAATGCTTCTTGTGCATATGTTTCTCCTGATGCTTCGTAAAGATACCTATCCTTTAAAGTATCTAAACTGAATTTATTTAATTTGTTTTCGTTGTTATAATCTATTTTAATACCTAAGTATTCCTTTTGACCTACCTTGTCTTCGACCATTAGCCGTTCTCCTTCTCATTTAAATATAATGCAATCAATGCATAGTGTATAATCTTAAGTAGGTCTGCGTCAGACTTACCATTCTTCTTCCCATATCTCATGGCATACTTCATTATATTTCCTATACAAAAACCTTCTCCATGTCCTGCATCTATAATCATATCAGTTGCTTGATATTTAGAATGAGCGTAGTGTTGTGTATAGGTATCATCTATATACTGTTCAACTCCTCTAAGGTTTATTTTTTCATCAAATTTATATTCCATATTATTCTGTCCATTCTTTAGGTAGTGTGTGTTCAGAGTACCACCTAAATTTATTTTTTTCTGCCCACTCTGCATGGCTTCTTTTACTTCCGTCTTTCCTTCTCTTAGCTTGTGGCATAGGAGAACTAGGACTAGAAAACAAAAAGACTAACTCTTGTTTAGGCTTAAGAGACTTACGTATCCAAACGTACTTATTGTATTCGTTGTAATCCCAAAACCTACCTTTAGCTTCTAATAGGTATTCTATACCATTAATAGTTTTTGTAAAGTCAGGCTCATACTTATGCTCTATAACATAAGGAATCTTATCAGAATGATGTGACCACTTTGATAAAACATCTTGGTGCAATATATACTCCCACCCTGAATCATATCCTTTAGGAAGATTCTTTTCAGTAGGTCTAATTTTTCGTGGCTTTCGATAACCTCTTTTCATAAAATTCCTTTTTTAATTTTTGATTAAACCACTTCTGAGAAAATGAAGATAGCATTATTCTTTGATTAGCATATACATGCTTTTGGTCAGGCATGTAGTCTTCAAAGTTTTGTAAGTTTATTTTAGACGCTTCATGTTCAGGTAATAAAGACTGAAGCCATTCAACTGTTAAGTCTTTAGCTTTTCTTCGTAATTTCTTAGCTTGTCTACCATTCATATTATTTCCTTTACGTTTGGTAGCTTCTCTACCTTAGTTAAATATACATTACCTTTTGCATATGCGAATGTTCGTAACCCTTTACCTTCATTAACATCTGAATAGCATGTAAATTTATGAGGGCAATAGTTGCATCCCATTGGTAATTTCATGTTACCAGAAACACCCTCCGCTATAATATTATAGCATCTGTCAGGAGGGTTGTCAAGAGCAATAGCCTTTTTAACCTCTTTTATTTTGTGAACAATGTTTGGTTTCTCTAAATCGTCAGGAATAAAGGTAGTTAATTCTCCTGTTTCTTTATTCATAACTAAGAAACCACCATTAGAAGTCTGCTCTGCTTCTTCATACCCTGCTAACTGTGAAAGATATCCGAAGTTATCGTTTTGGGCAAGCGTACCCTCTTTAAATTTCTTAAACGCAAACCCTGATGCAGTCTTAACATCAATAACTTCTCCGTCTATAATAGAATCCATATGTCCTTTGATGCCTTTAACTGATACTTCTTTTTGTTCTCCTGATACAACGTGCCCTGAAAGACGAACAAAGAATAAAAGTAAAACCTCAAGTAAATGTCCATACAAAAACTTAATGAATGTAGGGGCATCTATCTTCTCTTGATGTTCCTCTGATAAGTTTAAATCATACCATAGTCTACGTAGAGGTCTACCAATATTAGACATTCTTAAACCGCTTTTAGGTCTAGGTTGTGGGGTTGCCCACCCTCTTAAAGCATCAGACATTTCCTGACCAAACTTTTCATAGTCTTCGTCTGATATTTTAATAGCTTTATCTTCCGATAAAACTCCTATAGTTTTATAGATATCTTCTACAAGAGTATCTAGTTTAGGCAACTTCTTTTTTGTCTGTTTCTTTTTCATCTTTAATTTCTTTAAAAGCTTTGATAACATCTGACGAGAATAGTTTTTGTAAGTTCACTAAGAACATACGACTCGCATTGTTATCTCCACCCGATACAGTTTTAAAAGTATCTAGTTTATCGACTATCTTTCTGAGAGTATCTGTATGGAAAACAAGAGTGCAGTATTCATCATCACCTATACAGAGATTATGAAACCAATAATCAGACTCAGTTGCTCTGATACCCGAGGGTTTACCCCATGATTCATATTCTATACAAATGTTACCTGACTTCTGCCAAATATCTCTTTCTGATTTGAC